GCGAAGATCGCGAACGCACCCACTGAAGCAAACAAGAAGGCGGCGAAAAGTGCCAAAGTGCTTCTCACGAAGATGGTCAACGGGAAGCGTGTCAAGAAAACGCGCGATGAACTTCTCAAGAACATTCAGAATGCCACGAGCAAGCCTAAGCCCGCGGTGAAGAAGCCCGCGGTGATGAAGTCGGTGCCAGCACCCGTGGCGAACAAGCCGGTCACCAGAAATAATCGAGTGGCGGTGTGGGCGAAATCGATCAATCGCGCGAATTACCCGTTCATGAACAAGAACACATTCAACAATGTTCGAAATGATTACGTCAACCAGCTCAATAGATACACGAACACGATTGAGCGCGCGAAGAGTCGCTTGACGAACCTTGAAAACAATCAGCGCGCGCAAGAGGGTGTGATCAACAAACTGAACAAGATATCTCTGACCAAGAAGGTCAACGGCACGATCGTGAAAAAGAACCGTAACGAAATCGTGAACGAGTTGAACAGACTCGAGAAGAATCGATTGGCTTCGATGAAACCGAATGGGTCAGCCAACTTGATCAATAAGTTTAAGAATGCGAAGAAGCAATACGACAACGTGAAGGACAAGGACGCCCTTCTCGTGAGAACGATCAACGCTCCATTCACGTCCAAGACCCTCACGAATGCCGAACTCAAGTATTACATCAGGGAGTACAAGGCTGCCGTCGCGAACTACGCGACGAAACTGACGCGCGCCGAAAAGAAATATTTTTCGGGTGTTGACCTCAGTGGTAAAAACGATTCGGACTACGAATTGCCGAGCGATTACGACAGCGACGATGACGACGCGTACATGGATGAACCGGGCGAAGGGAACGACGACTACAACTACGACAACAATTACAACAACAACCTGAACCAAATTCAATACAAGGAACGGGAACGACGATTCATGGAAAACCGAATCAAGCGGCGATTCGGGGTCGATCCGACAACCGATCCGAGGTTCAAGATGGGTGTGAATACCAGGAATGATTACGACGGCGTGCTCCTCGTCGCGTCGAGATACCAAGGGAAGACCCTTCCGTCGCTCAAGGCGACGATGCTGTTTAAAAACACTCGATCGCGCGGCGACACTCCGCTTACCATGGCGATACGAAAGCGCGACTTCCCAGTGAACCAGAAAAACATGGCGAGACAGCGTGCGGGAGCCATCATGAACAACATTCTGAACACGTATTCCGGGTACAAGCCCAAAAACGTGACGAAAGAGGAACTCAATCTCTTTTACAACATTCGAAATCGCAACAACAACAACGCGAAGAAACGCGTGCTCACCGACGCGCAAGTCTCAAAGGTTCTCCAAAAGTACAGTAAAAATTACAAGCAGTTCTTGCGTAGAGATTAGACTTTAATCACCTTCACCGGACGCTCCGTCCGTATGATCGCTAACCCCATGCGAAGGATGTTCCTCGTCGCGTTGCTCGCGACCACGACAGTGCTGTGATCGATGTGTGCGCGAGAGTTCACTCTGTGCTTATTCAACACCGATCGCATACCCAACAGCCTTCGCAAGGAGACATTTCGACACTGACGAATGTCGAACACGAAATTGATTTTATTATCACCGCACCTTTTCCACGAGTCGGAGAAGTACCTATCGAGGTCGTCTGGTGTGGTGTCATCGGTGACACCTATTCGTACGGGGATGATGTGCATTATTTATTACTATTAAAAGGGGAATTGAAATTCGGCAAATCTCGTCTGTCTCTGTTGATCCGCCACGCACGCTGGACACGTCGTCGAGAACGGGATTTCTGGACTATGCGTGTGGGTGCTCTGAAGGATCACTGGGGTAGTACACCTCCGCTGCTGACAGTGCTTCGCACAATACCCCTCTATCGTCGCCTTGTTCTTACAGCGTACGCCGTCTCGCTTGACACCTTGACATAAGGGCTCCTTTTCAAGTATCGCGTTCAAATCCTTGTACAACTCCGACCTCGAGATCCCATGTTTTCGAGAGATGATGTCTATGTAGACCGACAGTTTCTTCTCAACCTTTATATCGACCTGATCAGTGATCAACTGCGCCACTTGATTTAGGACACCATCCATGTGTTCTACTTATTCATGGTGGTGGTATAATTTTTAAATAGCGTGAAGATGGCATTTTTTTCCACGTCCGTGGGTTCGGTGTTTTGCTTCTTTTTTTCGCGAGCGGTTTTTGGTCTGTGTTGACCTCGGATTTCCCCGAAAATTTCACGCTTCGCGTCCCCTTCGACGAGCGGTTCGAGCAGATCCGACACCGGCGTCGAAAACTTGTTTTCGAAATAGTGAAAGTAATCTATGGGTAATTCGTGTTGCTCCACGTACGCCGGGTCTTCACTCTTTTCGAACGCCTTCGCCTTTGGATTTTCCGAGCGCACGATCAGGTATTGCACTCGATCGCCCGTCTGCGGTTCCGACCCGGGTCGGCGCTCGCGCATCTTCCGCATCACCGCGACGTGGGCTTGATTGATGTGTAAACTCGCCAACTCGTCCGTGACCGAGACCGGTTCACCCTTCACCTTGTAACTTTCACTCAACGTCTGACTGAGCATGAGTTCGGAGGTCGGCACCTCGCCCGTGAGCAAGCTGATCGCGCGCTCGCGCGCCAAGTCGATCGCCGGTTGGGGATCGGACGAGTTGAGAATCACGTCCAGGAGTTCTCGACACACGCCCCGACAGTGTTTGGTCGTGTCTCGACGAACCAGTGACAAACCCTTGATGTCAATCTTCTTAAATTCGACCCCGGATTTCCCCATCTCGTACATCTTCGCCGCGTACCTCTTTTTCGAGTAGAGTAAGAATGGGTGGTAAATCTTCTCCAATTCCAGATCGTTCGGGGCTCGGAACAGTTTGGTCGCCCCAGAGGAGGCGAGTTCACCCAACTTCCACGAGTACTCGATCGCGTCCATGCCCGTTCGACCCTCACAGTCGAATTCCACCATCACGGAGTCCGTGTCCCCATACCTGACGACAGCCCCGGGAAAGTTCGCCTCGACGTAATTCTTCGTATCTTCGATCATCGACCGCCCTTTGGTGGTCACCGTCGCCGCGAGCGCCATGCACCCTTTGAACACGCACGGGAGGATGCCGACGCTCGTCCCGGTCGCACCGTACACGGAATTCATGCTGATTTTCATCGCCAACTGTTTACCGTCGAAGACTTGTTTCATGAATCCTTCGGCGTGTGCCATCTGTTTCTTCGCGGACTTGCGAAATTGTTTCAAGTCGGAAAGAATGCTCGGTAAGATCGAGGGCACTTTTTGCGCATACCTAAGGGTGACCCCGGCGACGTCGAACTCGTCGTACTCCACGCCCGGAAGATTATCGTATCGAGGATCCATGACCAGAGTGCTGTAACAGATGTTGTGCGCCATCATGATGCTCGGATACAGTGAGGCGAAATCCAAGGCGGTGATGGGGTTCTTGTAGTACGCCCCCTTCTGTGCGTCGAGCACCGTGGCGCCGACGTACGACCCGGGATCGTCCTTGGTTCGAATGGTCTTCACCAGGAACCCGAGTTCCCTCGCCTTCTTGCACACCTGACTGAACACCTTGATTTGTTGACCGCGTTCGCACAGGTAGGACAGCGGCACCCAACACGCCTTCGCCATCTCCAGAAGGTTGACGTCCAGACACAGTCGCTTACATATCCTATGGGGGAGCACGGTGTCCTTGACGCAGTACTCGGCGACTTCGGACATCTCTTTCGAATTTTGTCGTTCGAACCGGGCAAACATTTCCCTCACGGGCATGTCGATCTTGCTGTCGTTCAGATACACGAGAGACACGCTGTTCAGCGAATACGAATCCAGTTTGTAATTCTTCTTTACTTCCTGAAACATGTCGTACACAAATCGACCCGGCATCGGAAACAACTTCAACACGTTGTCGCCCAGGGCTGAACTGCTTAATTTTTTCTCCACGATTTTGCTCGAGAAGCCTCGACGTCGACCGAGATTGAAGAATTTTTGACAGTTGGTCATGAGTGCTCGAGTGTAGAGATAGTCGAGATCGAAGCCGAATATGTTCCACCCGGTGACGACGTCGACGTTCTTCTCGTGCACGTAATCTCTGAACGCCGCCAACATCCCGGCTTCGGTGGTAAAGCTCTCCGTGTGCACACCCACCACTGGATCGGTTTGTCCGTAGCAGAAGATCGCCTCGTCGTAGGGCGTGTCCGTGCCGATGTGACACAGCGTGACCCCAATTTGAAAGCACGAGTCTTCTCGAATCTGTGGGTTTGGAAATTTATGTGTCTGGCTATACGCCTCGATGTCCACGCTCGCGATGACGAACGGCGCGACGTCGTCGCGTTCCACCGGTTCCAGGTGTCGCCAGTCGTCCATCCATAGGTCTATGTCCACGTGTGCGACGAAGGATGGATTGGTTCCTTCCTCAGCACGCGCCCACCCCGTGGCTTGAATATTTGTCTCATGCATGAAACGTAACACCGGGTCGAGGTTGGCTTCGAACGCCTCGACCTTCGGAAACTGGTCTCGGATCTTCCAGTCCACCAGCCGACGAGCTTTGAGTGTCTGACAGTCCAGGCGCACGAACTTGGACACCTCGCCGTTCTGGAAGCCCCACATGTCTTTGCGTTCGACGAATGCATGTCCCACGAGGGCACCTTTACACTTCGACTCCAACGTTCGAATGAACACGTGTGCGTCAGACGTCGACCAGTCGTTCGGGAACTTTATGAAGAAGTACGGCGTGTACGGCGTCGTCACACATACGGATTTACCGTCGTCCGTCTTCCCGTAGATGGATATCAGATGCTTGTCGTCCTCGTCGCGGTCGTCCCAGGCGATGACTTGGAAGGTCACCATTCTCCGCGTGCAAGAATGACGCCTCTTTTTTTTATCTTAGCATTAAGTAATCAACATGAGTGCTTCGTTGGTCGACGTCATTTCTACGGGGGTTCAGGATGTACATTTAACGTCGAAGCCCGAAATCAGCTACTGGCGCCAGGTGTACCGTAAATATACGAACTTTGCCGTGAATACCCAGAGAGTGGACTACATCGGCACTTTCGCGTCCTCGGCTGACATTGAGTGTGAGATCCCAGTGAAGGGTGACCTCTTGACGCACATCCACATCGAAGCCCCGCGCATCGGAACTGCAGGACAAAACTCGACGGGTCTCTTCTCGTCCAACGCCGGTCAGCGCCCGACGACGTTCGAGCTTTGGGTCGGCGGACAAATGATTTGCAGCCTCGATTCCCTCTACATCAACGGTGTGCACAACCTTTTGTACAATGCCACGGAAGCGAAGGCGTCCGGGGCGCAACTCACGGGCGAGACGCTCGAGAACGCGTACGGCGCGGAGTCTGGATACGCCGACTGCTACACCATTCCGTTCTGGTTCAGCGACGACTGGACGAAAAGTCTTCCCTTGGTGTGCATGCAGTACAGCTCGTTGAAGCTGAAGATCAAGTGTCGCACGGGATTCACCCCGCAGGCGACGCCGAAGATTTACTGCACGTACGCGACGCTTGACACCGACGAACGCAGGTGGTTCACGGACAACGTGCACGAACTTTTGATCAGACAGGTGCAGTCCCAACTCTCGAGCCAGACGGAGACTGAAATCGATTTGTCCACGTTCAACCACCCAGTCATGGCACTGCACGTCGCCAGTGGCGCGGGCACGGGTGGTCACTGGTCTGGGCAATACTCGTTCGACAAGTCCACGCTCTACATCAACGGCACGCCGCTCTTCGAGGAGACGTCGAACGTGTTCCATCACACGACGGTGCCGCTCACGCATTGCACGGTGCTCCCGATGCAGTCGCTCGACAACAGTCCGACGTTCACGTGGCCTTTCGCACTTTACTTGAACAAGTCCAGTCCGTCGGGCAGTTTGAACTACTCTCGACTCGACAACTCCAAGCTCCAAATCTACAACCCACATGGGAACGGAAACACCCAACATCGCATCTACGCTGTGAACTGGAACATCCTCAAAATCAAGGACGGTCTTGCCGGTGTCTTGTACGGCTCGTAAATCCACACCCCGCGCGCGCTCACTTTA